TTTCTTCTTTTGTTCCGGTAATTCTTTCCCCGGCCAGTTGATATAAATATTTTTCCGCTTGTTTAGAACGTACCCACTCTTTGCTTTTTCTATCCCGGCAAATAATTTTGTCAAAACTAGAAGCAGATGGAAGCCCTGCTTTTGCAGCATACCACTCCGGCGAAAGCTGAGGCATGTCTAAAATAATCATTTTGCCTCCTGTTCTTTTTTGGTTAACTCTAAAGAATTAAGAACCTTTTTATAATCCGATGCTAAAATTTGATCAAGAGATTCCGCCTTTGCAAACTTTAAAGTCCCCGCCCGAACCTTATCCGGATTTTTCATATTATCAACAATACCCCGAAGCGTGCTTAATTGCTTATCACTAATATACTTAACTTCTTCGCTGCTTTTCCCGTCGTCGTCTGTATCGTAAGTTGCAAGACCAACTAAAGATAATAAGGTATATCTTTGAAGGTAAGTAACTGTGCTGCAAACCTGTTGGATTTTATTTTTATTCCCGGTATCATCAGGCGGGCTAGATAAAGGCGTTTCTTCAAAGTGTCCCTTTGCATGAGTAACCCGGCAGGTAACAATAATCTTTCCGTTCTCCTGAGTTCTCCAAGAAACAGTTAGCCCATTTTCTGCAAGCTGCTTACAAATAGCGTTGGTGATCTCAGCTAATTTCGCATAGTTATACTGAGTTCTTACTCCCGCTTTATTAGTAAAATCAACTTTGGATTCCTTTAGAATCTTGGGCGGGTTTTTGTGGAACTCTGCCATTGCCAAAACATATTCTTTTCTTGCTTCGTTTGCGTCCCACCGTTCCTTGAGAGCAATTAACTTTTCTAATTTGTCAACATCTGCATTGCCCTCAACTGCTAACCGAACCAAATCCGCCGGGGTACTTCCAACCTTTTCAAGTGCTTTGTCATTCTTCTCCATTTTGCCCTTTCTTGTTAAGCCATTCTAAGGCTAAGTTTAGTTGTTTAAACCCCTCAATTACTTTTGGTATTTCTTCTTCCATTACAAAGTTATTATATTTCCACTTATCGCCTTTATTAAAACACTGAAACTCAACCTTTCTCCTTAACGCAATAGGGATTAACGATACAAAAATTATTTCAAAATTTCGATCCTCTCCTTCCTTCTCTAAGTTCTCAACTAAAATGCCGTTGTTATCGGGAAAAGTTCTTCTAAAATCCCCATAAGGGGTTTTAATCCCCCCTGCTTTGTTCTGTTCTATTGTGATATACATTTCGACCCCCTTCCTGTTTTTTAATTGTGTTATCCAAAACCAACGATAAAGATTATTCATTCGCATATCACTGACGCCTGTCTTCCAATCTGTAAAGTCTGGTTTTACTATCATTTTAAAATCCTTTCTATTCGGTATTTAATCCCGTCAAAAACTAAACCGTGAAGAAAGCTTTGCTCTTTAAACATATTGCTCAAAAGAATAAAACACATTGCAAGAAGCAAAAAACACATGATATTACCATTAGCGTTTCGCTTCGGTCTTCTCATAATTTCCCCCCTATAAATAGTAAACCGCACAACAAAAGTTGAGGTAAAACAGAACATATCCGGGAAGGGTTACATTCCTACTTTCGTCATGCGGTCTTAATTTTTTGATTAGTTTATACACTCTGTCTTACCTCTACCAAAAAGTATACCTGAAAGTTAAAGATTTGTCAAGAGATATTTTTTTGAGAGGGTAAATCAGAACTTATAACCGGCGTGAATTGAAAAAACTTTATCGGTTCGCGCTTCAACTTCAACCCATTTGTTGCGTTCTTCGGTTGGCGCGTTTTGGTAAGTATTATAATTTAATTCGGTGATCGTAGCCCCTTTAAATGTGGGGTTGGAATTTTGAGTAGTCTTGTAATTGGGGCGCATAATAAGGTAAAGGACGACCCCCAGAGCGATACCTTTCAAAATAGAAATATACCACTTTGCCCTAACAGAGCCGTCCCTTATATCTAAGAATTTGAAAAATTTTTTAGGTTCAAATTTCATTATTCAATGGGTTTATTTACTCCTGTTCTGATAGAGTAAATCCCTAAAGCTACCAATATTTGGAGAACCCAATCCGGCGCAGTATACCCAAAAGCTGCTGCGATTCCTAAGACACCGGTTGCAATTGCCGTCCAAATTGCTTTACTTTCGTACCATTTCTTTTTCATCGAAAAACTCCTTTCCTAACAAGCTACAAGCTTATAGCCTAAATTAGCCATTAAAACCATTGTTCTTTTCTTGCATTGTGATATACGGATTTTAAGGCAAGTTATTGGATTATATAAGGTTATGTCATAAAAGTGTGTAGTTGAACAGTTTTGGTCAATATCTCTAAATTTCTCTTTCTGTTCAATAGCTCTAAGGGGCGATTTTGTGCGTTTAACGGGGGGTTTTGGCGTATGGTATTGAAATTTTAGGTCAACATCAGATAAATGCTTCATTTCAAGGTGATGTTCCCGGCAAACAGGGATAAGATTTTTCAAGCGGTTATTCCCCTGATTTTCGTCTTTATGGTGGATTGTTTGTAAAACTTTGTCGCAATAAGCACATTCTCGTTTTTCTTCCTTCCATTGTTCTAAGATAGCTGCAAATCTTCTTTGTCGTCGGTATTCTTTAAAATACGTTTGATCTCTCATCAGACAACCTTTCATTGTGCATATCCATTTTTCTAAATTTTCCATAACAACTATTATTATAAATGATTGCTATTGTTTAGTCAAGAGTATATACCCGTAAGCATAACAACCCCCGCAAATAAGCTCGAAAAAGGCCCAATCAAGACCGAAATGTTTATTTAGATACAAAGCAATCGGGATTACTATTGCAAACACCAATGCTATTTTGATGTATTTCTGCCAAGTACACAGAAACTTAAAGGCCAGGCTGTAAAGTACGCTTAAAACGGCTAATTTGAGATATTGTTCACCGTCCATTATTGGGGTATATCCCAAGCTAAGGACGACCACCGACCAGGCAAAGAAGCCAAAACAACGCGATATGCTCTGTTTATTATACCTAAACATAGCAAAGGTTATTATAAAGGGCAGTACAATCCGCCTCAGTTCCTTAAACCCGCCCCCGCCCAGAGAGAATAAAAGCGCGACCACGACGGCGATCATCAGGTGTTTTCTTTGTTCCCAGACTTTTCTAAGCTTTCCCATTTCTTCTCTTTTTCCTCTAACTGGAAAACCAATTTATTTAATAAATCAATAACGCTTTGCAGCATAACCTTGAACCTTTGATCCACAAATGCTTGGATTTTTTCTATCCTGTGCCGGATTTCGTATATAGTTTTGTAAATTCCCTTCATATCTTAGCATTTTCGTTTATGGCATTTTAGCTTGAATCTTGCCTACCTCATTTTTTATAATCTCATTACCCACTCTTTCCGTTGATTTTATTTAAAAGCTCAATCATTTTTTGATGTTCATCCATTACAAATTTTCCGATTCGGCTTGCATCGTTCTTATGTTCGTCCATAAGTTTAAGCATCTTTTCCGTGGCCTCAGAGATTTTTAAGACAAGATGCTTTACTATAAACCAAAACATATACATAACAAACCCAACAACTGTTAAGGAAATCCCACCCTTAAGCAGTATTTCAATTATTTGCGCAAGCGTCAAAGCCCCCATTGATCCTCCTATCTATAATACAGATGGTACAGAATTGCTTCCTTAAACTCTATATATTCCGGGATCACAAAACAAGCTAAAATTAAAAACCCTGCAATCCCAAGTAGAATTAAAATCGGCTTCCTGTAATTTAAAGTCATTCTTCAATCGTTCCTTCCTCAATCGTCCCGGATTGTATCGTTGCTGCGTGCCATTCCACGGTTAAGGTCGGCTTAAAAATGAACAAGTCTGCTGAAATCGCCACACAATTTATATCAATAAATGTCGGGGCGACGTCGTCTACGTCTCGATCCCCCCTCATGCAAAAAAGTGTCCAACCAAGCGAAGTCCCGTTGTTAGAAAGTTCCCCGGCTCTTTTTATCCAACTAATACCTGTCGAATTAAAATCGCTTTGTACTACCGAGGGGAAAACCGCAAGGGGGATCCTCGGCCCACCCTCCGGAGGACTATTTAAAGTAATATTGTCATAATCTCCATTGGCTAAATTTGTCGGGTCAACTTGCGCTGATTCGGTTACTACCCATTCCCTAGTAATTTGGTGAAAATCATTTTTTGTAGCTAAAACAAATCCTAAAGAAGCAGAATCAATCGTTGCGTCATTTGTTAAAACTGATCCGGTATTAAAGGGAACAAATATCCGGGTTATCGCATATGTCCCTTGAAATAACTGGTTTAAAATATTATATGTTGTATTGGTATCATTATGGCCTCCCCCGGCGCTATTGCGTACAGTATCCCAAACGCCGCTTGTTTCCACACAAAATCCGTCGCCTCCGGCATTAGG